ACAGAGAACCGTAACCAAACGCAGCGTCCCCAGCAGTGGAGGCCGCCGGAGCTTCTGCCAGAACCAGATAAGCAACCGGGTTACAGATACCGTTGGATTCGCGTCACGCTTACAGGCCAGTCTGACGCTCGCAACATCTCTACCAAGATCAGAGAAGGTTGGGAGCCAGTGAAGGTCGAAGAGCAACCGCAATACTCACTGCTAGTCAACGGCGAGGGCAAGTGGAAAGACTGTGTCCAAGTCGGCGACGTGTTGTTGTGCAAAACGCCAGAGGAGTTGGCCGAGCAACGTAACAACCATTACCTTGCACAATCGGAACAACAAATTAAGGCGGTGGACAGCAACCTTATGCGTCAAAACGACCCACGTATGCCGTTATTCAAGGAGTCGAGTTCTTCGACGACAAGAGGCGGCGGTTAACTTATTTGGAGTTATCAATGGCATATCCTACTGTTGACAAGCCCTATGGGCTTCAGCCGATCAATCTGATCGGCGGTCAGGTGTACGCCGGATCGACTCGCCTATTCCGTATTGCTAGCGGCTATGCAACTAGCATTTACTACGGCGATGTAGTCAAACTGAATTCTGACGGTACTGTCGTCAAGGATACAGGTACGACTACTGCGACCCCGGTTGGCATCTTCCTAGGCTGTACTTACACGAACCCGTCCACCAAACAGAAGCTGAGCTACCAGAACTACGCTGGCGGCACAGCGGCTGATGACATCCAGGCTTACATCGTGGATGACCCGGACGTTCTGTTTAAGGTTGCTGCTGTTTCTTCCGGTACTACCGTAGCTTTCTACAGCTCGGAGCAGATCGGTCTGAACGCTGCGCTGGTGCAGAACAATGGTTCTAATACCACTGGCGACTCGCAAGTTGCAATTCTTGGCACCTCGTTTGCCGTAACTGCTTCGTTGCCGATTCGTGTTGTCGACATTGTCCCTGACACGTCGAACAGCTCAAACGGTTACTGCGAGTTCATTTGTAAATTCAACGCACCGTACATTGTTAGCACCGCATCCATTAACTTGGCCGGCGCGAACACTGTGACCTCGACGGTTACAGGCGGTCATGCGTATATGAATCCGACCGGTGTTTAAGGAGTAAGACATGGCTATTTCACGCGCACAACTACTGAAAGAGCTACTGCCTGGCCTGAACGCACTGTTCGGCATGGAGTACGCTCGTTATGGTGAGGAACACAAAGAGATCTACGAGACCGAGACCTCTGAGCGTTCCTTCGAAGAGGAAACCAAGCTGTCGGGCTTCAGCGCCGCGCCGGTCAAGAACGAAGGTTCTGCGATCCGGTACGACAACGGGCAAGAAGCTTGGACTGCTCGATACAACCACGAAACCATCGCTCTAGGTTTCTCGCTGACCGAAGAGGCCATCGAAGATAACCTGTATGACAGCCTGTCGGCTCGTTATACCAAGGCGCTGGCTCGTGCTATGTCTTACACCAAACAGGTGAAGGCAGCCTCGGTTCTGAACAACGGCTTCTCGTCTAACTACCCTGGTGGTGATGGCGTGGCTCTGTTCAGCACTTCACACCCGCTGGTATCTGGCGGCACCAACAGCAACACACCGTCGACCCAAGTTGACCTCTCGGAAACCGCGTTGGAAAACGCAGTCATCCAGATCGCCGCTTGGACTGACGAACGTGGCCTGCTGATCGCCGCTCGTCCTCGCAAGCTGATCGTGCCTCCGGCATTGCAGTTTGTGGCGACCCGCCTGCTGGAGACCCAACTGCGTCCGGGCACCAATGATAACGACGTGAACGCAATCGTTAACAACGGTTCCATCCCGGAAGGCTATACGATCAACCACTTCCTGACTGATACGAACGCATGGTTTCTGACCACTGACGTTCCTAACGGCATGAAGCACTTTGTTCGTATCCCGTTGCAAAACTCCATGGATGGTGACTTTGACACTGGCAACGTCCGTTACAAAGCGCGTGAGCGTTACAGCTTCGGCTTTTCGGATCCGTTGGGTATGTTCGCATCCCAGGGTGCTTGATAGAAGGGGGCTTAATTGCCCCCTTTTTTTCATAGATTTATGCTATAACGCAGTAATTCCGGGAATACCCGGTGTGGCAAACAGTCCCGGCTGACGTCAAGCAGATTGCCATACCGAACTCGCTTGAGAGGACAATTCGATGGCTGTATCTACTACCCAAAGCATTTGGCGTTCGGGTGGCGGTGATAACACCCGCCAAGCCTACTGTGGCACCGGCGTCATGGCAGCAACTTTCTATGTTGCAAACGCGGCAGTTTCCGGCAACGTTGTTGTTGCACAGGATCAGACTGCTGAAGTTATTCTTCCCGCAAACGCTGTTGTGACTCACGTCATGATCACTGACGCGCTGACGTCCGGCACGATGAACGTCGGCTACGTCACGGTTGACGGTGTTACCAACAACGCTTCCTACTTAGCTAACGGCGCTTCTGCTGTGGCAACGATCACTCCTGGCTCTACCGGCAACGGCGCAGGCTTGGGTTTGGTGATGAGCGCTACCAAAAACGTCAAGGTCACGAGCGAGAGCAAGAGTTCTGCGAGCGGCAACGTTGGCGGCATCATCTTCTACTACGTTACTGATCCCCTGTTTGGTCAGCAGAACAACTGATAGGGGGCCGATATGGCTATGCAATCAGATGTTCGGCCTGGTATATGCCCGGCCAACGCGACGACAATCGTGCTGGAAGGGCGTACCCGTTTAAAGGGCGGCCTGATTCAGTTTGGCAACGTGGCGACGGTGACGATCAAAGATGGTGCATCCAACTTGATTACCTTCACCGCCCCTGGCGTGGCAGGTGTGATCCCGATTAACATCCCTGATCAGGGGATTGTTTGCAAGTCAAACCTGACAGTCGTGACAAGTGTTGGTGCAAACGTGACGGTGTTCTATGGCTAAGTCTCCGGCATGGACGAGGAAAGAGGGAAAGAATCCCGAGGGCGGATTGAACGCCAAGGGACGCGCCTCTGCGAAAGCGCAAGGCATGAACTTGAAACCTCCCCAGCCGGAAGGCGGCGCTCGCAAGAAGTCCTTTTGCGCCAGGATGGAAGGGCACAAGCGCAAAAATACCAGTGCAAAAACAGCGAACGATCCAAATAGCCGCATTAACAAATCATTACGAAAGTGGAAGTGTTAACCGTGGACCTTGCATTTGTCTGGAACGGCGCTCTGTCGCTGTTTGTGGGATTGTTTGCGTATATTGCTCATGAGAAGTTCTCTGAGCTTGCGCGTATCACGATCTTGTTGAACAAGACGCGTGAAGAGATTGCGCGGGATAACGTGACCAATGCGGAAATAGAACGCATTACAGATCATATTGATCAACGATTTAATCGGCTGGATAACAAGATTGACCAGCTGATTGAATCACAGCGGAGAGTGCTATGAAGAAAGCAAAGCGTTATCAAACTGGTGGCGTCCTGCGCGACCGTTTTGGCAATCCAGTTCGTTCCGGTTCTGGTGATGTGGTGCGCACCACCTATCCAGAGCGTTCGTACGACGAGCAGGCTTCTGCCTCTATGACAGAGAGCAGTGATTACAGTGGGCGTCGGCCACGAACATCTGAAACCACCGAGTCAAAAACAACTAGCAGTCAAACGATGCCAGATCTAAAGTTTAAACCATCTGATATTGGTTTTACTGGTGGCTATGAAGATGTAACAAATGAAAGCAGCTATTCGCCACGCAGTACATACAAGAGCGAAGATATTGGCGATGCAAAAAACGACGATATAAAACCCAAACCCAAACCAAAACCCAAGCCACGCAAACGCGTTAGTCAGTCGTTTGGCGAAACTGACTCTGATGCTTTGAACAGACGTCGTCTGGAGGGGTTGAAAAAAGACACTCCATACGGCAAGAGCGAGCGCCTGAAAGCCTTGGCCGAAACCTTTTCTCCCGAACGCCGTAGCAAGCGATATGCAGAATCCACGCCATATGCACGTTCCAAGATGGGCATGAAGTCTGGCGGCAAGGTATCTAGCGCCTCTTCTCGCGCGGATGGTATTGCACAGCGCGGCAAAACCAAAGGGAAAATGGTATGAGAAAGCGCAGAAAGTTTGCGGACGGCGGCGTGACGGGTCAGACCCAGCAGCCGACATATCCTTTCTACGGCAATCAGCCTATGGCTGGTGGTCAGAGTGGTGGAATGAATCAGACCTTCAACATGCAGCCGCAAGCAATGTCAGGTCCAAATGATCAGATGACCCAGCGTTATGCCAAAGGTGGACAGGCAAAAGTTGGCAAGGTGATGCACGAGTTCAAAGCCGGCAAGCTTAAGAGTTCGTCGGGGCAGAAAGTAACCAACCCCAAGCAGGCGATTGCCATCGGGCTATCTGAAGCTGGGATATCCAAGAAGGCTAAAGGAGGCGAGATGAAAGAGTCAAAAGCAATGATGAAGAAGGAAGTGTCGTTCATGAAGAAGAAGGGCGCTCCTAAGTCGATGCTGAAGCATGAGATGGCCGAGGCTGGCATGAAGTACGGCGGCAAGGTCAAGAAGATGGCGATGGGTGGTTATGCAGGCGGCGGTATGCCTATGGTCATGAAAGACGGCCAAAAAGTTCCTGCGTTTGCAGCAGATGGCAAAGGCAAGATGGCTAAAGGCGGCATGGCCATGAAGAAGATGGCAGGCGGTGGTCTAGCTGCTGGTCACAAGTCGGCTGACGGCGTTGCCTCCAAGGGCAAGACCAAAGGCACCAAAGTATCTATGGGCGGCTACACCGGCATGAAGAAGGGTGGCATGACCAAGATGAAAAAAGGCGGCTACTGCTAATAGGGGTATGACATGAGGCCATCACGCGGCATGGGCGATATACGTCCTAGCAAGATGCCCAAGGCGAAGACCAAGCCTCGCCGGGACAATACCGACTTCACGCAGTACAAAGAAGGCGGCAAGGTGAACGCTGCTGGTAATTACACCAAGCCGGAACTGCGCAAGCGGATCGTGGCACAGGTGAAGGCAGCGGCGACTCACGGCACAGGCGCAGGTCAGTGGAGCGCGAGGAAGGCACAGCTCGTAGCTAAGAAGTACAAGGCAGCGGGCGGTGGATACCGAGACTAAACATGCCAAGAGCAAAGAATGCTGTGTATGGCTTTAGTCCCGGTGATTCCACCGACACTGCTTATGTTCAGCGTTACATAAGAGGGGATGCTGAGATTAAAGATATCCGCGAAAAAGGATACGCAGTACCAAAAGAAGGCGGGAAGCAAAAAAAATATTGGACGGCTGTTAACAACCCAAATGTAGACTACCCAGAAGGTACTAATTTGGTACGCGCACCTCGCGGCGATGTGAAAGAAAACAAGGCTGTATCAGCAGATAGTATAGAGATACACGATAGAAAGACCGGAAAATGGTCGCCTATTAAAGGCAACACTATGGGTGGCGGTTCTGGTGGGGGCAGTTCAGTTGATAGAAAAGAATTGCAGTTAGGTGCTGAATTAGATCCAAAAGCAATGATGAAGCGTGAAGGCTACAAAAAAGGCGGTGCGGTTAAATCATCGGCCTCTAAGCGAGCAGATGGCATAGCCCAGCGCGGTAAGACGCGGGGTATGATGAAGTGAGTGTGCTGCGCGTTCGCCCTGACCTAATGTTTATCGGTCAGGTACATGGTAAAGGCGTAGCAGTACCGCCAGAAGCCAAAGCGGCCATAAATAAGTATGGGGCTTGGTATGAAGGCGATGGCAGCGACAAAGTGTCGGGA